CGTGAATAATTAGAACAATAGCCATAGACCATGCATGAGCAAGATGGCAAATGTAGGTGGTGTTCTGTTCCTTGAGATGTTTCATCAGTCCATAAACTTCCTGTCTTTAATTAAATGATGTAATCTATGTTTGACTACAGTGAAGAATAGGACAAATAAATTATTTGCCGTGTATGTTCCGTTTGGAACTTTCAGTTCATATGTCATATGGGGAGTTGCGCCTGTTTAGGTAGGAAGTTTAGTTCCCGTGCGTTTGCTTCGATCTTCTCTTTGAGACTTTTGGAAATTAACTTACCTACCGTATCGGGTTCAATGTCTTGTCGATGGCAGTAATCAAGTACTGCATCCATATGTGAGATATTTTTCTCTATCGCAAGACGTTCAATTTCCATTGAAAAAGTTTTTGAGGTGTTCAATGCCATTTTGTACTCTTTAATTAATTAAAAGGTTGGGGGGCTAACCGTGGGCCCCCCTCGGATGTATTACGGCATCACCCGTTAGTGTTGTTATTTAGTTAGTTATCTAAACACCCTGTGCGAGCGAACGATAACCAGCTGCAATCACAGCACGGGTTGCAGTACCAAGACTATACTTATTGTATGTCGTGGTTTTCCCATCAAACGAACTAACCCGCTTGTTGAGATATACAGGATATCCCTGCATACGAAGGGAACTCATCAATGCCCGGACGTTCTTAACGCCATAACGTGCAGTGATCTGCTTCGCAGTAAGTTCAGTACCGTTTTCGAGAGCGGCAATAACCTTAGTTGCCTTCGTAGTTGTAGCTGTAGTCATACTATAATTCATCCTTTCAAGATGATGTTTTCGACAATATTGTCAGACACAAAGTGTTTCGTTTGAATTTCACAAACTCATCAGTGACATTATATACAGAGTATAACAGGTTATTATCTATTTGTCAATACCTTTTTTGAATAAAGTGGAAGTTTTTTATCCTGTTGCTAAGAAAAAAACTCCCAAAAAAACTCCATTAACACTTACTGCTTACGCAGCAAGAGCCAAAGGTGCAAAATTATCGTTTGCGTTTAGTTTATTGACCTATAAGGCGGTCAATCCACAATTCTCCACTCATCCGTCCTTGCCTGTCGATCCTGTTTCGCCCCCATCAGAAATCCACTCTAGTCCAAATGAACTTATGGTGGAGGCGTTGGGTACTGCCCCCAAGTCCAGTGCAACTCTCAATTCGTATCATCAAATTGTATCTTATTTATACCACACGGGGATTAGAATGTCAAGACCTTTTTTACATTTATTCGCCTTTAAATTTACGACGAAAAACATCCTCTCCTGTACTCAAGAAACAGGCGTTTCCAGCTCTACTTACATCTATTATGGTGGTTGTATTAGTTTTTTTATTCAAAAACACAATAGTTTGAATATCATCATTTTGCCATATCATAACTGGTTCTTCATTATGTTCATTTTTAATAAATTCTAATGCATTATTTGCAGTTGTACATAATACTGGTTTTTGTTTCCACTCCATAGATTTTTTAATATCTTCTGCATTGGCTTGAATACTACCGCCACACATTACCCCTATCCAAATTGACATCATTAGCAATATGTTTCTCATTTTGCTCTCTCCATTCCGTAACGGTTTCCACTAGAGCATCAAGGTATTCGTATTTTTCTTTAACAAATTCTTGGACAGTTCCATCCTCTGTTACTACTAAAATTACTACTTGAGAGATTTCTATGCCAGTTCGTTCACCGAACATCTCTGCATATGCAGAACCTTGAATGTAATAGTTTTCATTCCATTCATCTTTACGCTCTTTGGTTGATGTTTTAAAATCTATAATTGACGGTACACCATTGTACTCTGCAATACAATCAACCCTACCCGCTACCTTATATTTATCACTATAGAGTCCTGCTTCTTGAGCATAAATGTTATCTACATTACATAAGACCTTATTTTTTAACTGCCCAAAAAGACAATATGGTAGAAAATTTCTTTTATGTCTTGCCCAATCTTCGGGGAAATTAAACTCCATATTGTTTAGATAATCCTCACACATGTGATGGACCTTGGTTCCACGAGCAGCTGCAGTTCTTGCTACATGGTTAGCAACTTCACTACCTACCCTCTTACGCCACTCCATCAGCCCCTTCTTGTTACGGACTGATAGAACAGTTGTGATTGATGGATACTTATTACCCTCTGGCGTATTGTATAGACGTACACCATCACTGTTAGTTGCCTTTATGGGTTGCAACTCCACCCCTACATGATTAAACATTATTTATCCATAAATTCTGGATACGCATTACCTGTACCTTCATACATATCAGAGCCAACTAATTCTTCTTCTTTACCCACACGAATACCGATAGTCTTATCCAATACCCACCATACACCTAAAGAAGTTGTGAACACAAATCCACCGATAACACCAATACCAATTAACTGAGCCAATACTGTTGCACCGGAATTAAAGATGGGTAATAGTAGTAATCCAATTATACCTGCAATGCCGTGTACAGAGATAGCACCAACAGGATCATCAATACCCCATTTCTCAAGTAGTGTCATAGCACCCGGAATTACAATTCCACCTAACATACCATAAAGTACTGCAATTTCTGGGCTTGGTGTATATGGATCAGCAGTGATAACTACTAATCCTGCCAATGCACCATTTAGGGTTACATTAAGAATAACTTTCTTTGTACAAATTTTAGATACAATCATAGCACCTAACAATCCACCAGCGGCGGCCATATTTGTATTAACAAAGATTTTACCTAATGCGTCTGCATCAGCAATAGTAGAGAATGCTAGTTGAGAACCACCATTAAAGAAGAACCAACCTAACCACAGGATTAATGTGCCTAGTGCAACAAGGGGCATGTTTGAGCCGGGAATGTTTTTCGGTTTCCCATTCTTGTCATACTTTCCATCACGAGGCCCAATCATAATAACAGATGCAAGTGCAGCTGCAGCACCAGCCATGTGGACAATACCAGAACCAGCAAAATCACGAAATCCTAGTTCAGTTAAAAATCCACCACCCCAAGTCCAAGAACCTTCAAGTGGATAAATGACCGCCGAGAATACTGCGGCAAATATTAGAAATGACCATAGCTTCTTTCTTTCTGCAACTGCACCCGAAACTACAGACATTGCAGTTGCGACAAATACCATTTGGAAAAAGAAATCAGCATACATTGAATGTGTATCTGGGCCATTCCACCCATACATTAACTTATAACCTAAAAACAAAAATGCAATAGATGCTACTGAAAATAGTGCTACATTTTTTGTTAAGATTTCTGTGACATTTTTAGTTCTAACTGATCCAGCTTCAAGTGCAGTAAATCCCGCCGCCATCCACATAACCATTGCACCCGATATTAGAAAAAACATCGTGTTCAATGCATAATTTATTTCAACCATAATTTTATCCTTCTATTACTTTCATTCTGTTTACTAGTCTGTTATGCTGAGATCAGCGTGACGGATTGCTCTCATTCTTTTTACTAATCTTTCTGCTCGATTAGTTACTTGGCGATACCAAGCGCTATCAACCATCTCATCGGCGGCTGCATCCCAATCTCTAGAATCTACGCCACGTTTCATACCCTTAAATTTGCTCAAACGAGTCCGCCCCATATTGAACATCATGTTGGCAATTATTTGTTGAGCTTCTTCTGGCAAATCTCCAAAGTCTTCGTATAGAATGTTGCAGTCTCGCAACACACCATCACAATCCCCTTCAAATGCCTTGATAACTCTTGATTCATTGACCGGTGTTCCAATTTCTTGACCATATTCGGGGTCCGATTTAATAACTAGATGGCCGATGCCAAAGGTGGCATAACCAAGGTGGTCATTATACACTTCATATTTTATACCCTCATCAATTGCAAGTTGTGCTCGTAGTTTCCTTAAATTCATTATTCCATTCCTATTCCAAGTTTAATCTTATTGATAAGATAAGACCGAACAAATCCACTCCGTACAATATCACCAATAGTAAATTCTGTGCAATTAAATTCATCCATCTCTTCAAGAATACGCAAGAAATCATGTAAACCATTTTTCTCATTTGTTCTTTGCAAATCAGATTGATCAAAGTCACCACAGAACATGATACGGGCATCCTGGCCAACGCGAGTAGTAATTGTATCCAGTTCGTGGAAGTTCATATTCTGACACTCATCTACTATAATGATTGCGTTATCAAATGTCAGCCCCCTTAGAAAAGAAGTTGATAGAAAGTAGAGAGTACCTTGTGCTTTAAGTCGATCATACAAATTGTTGAACGATTGTTCATTAGGCATCTCAAACATAAACTGTACCATGTTCTGATACGGCACCTGATAAAGCGCTGCTTTGTCCTCTTCATCTCCCGGCAAGAACCCAATCTCGCGTGTAGGGATAAGAGAACGAACTAAAACCACCTTTTCATACGGAGTCTTCAAGTCCATAACTGCTTGCATGGCAAGATATAATGCACAAAATGTTTTGCCTGTACCAGCAGCTCCAAACAAGAACTGGTTTTTATTTTTCTTAAATTCATCAAATACTATCTTTTGATTATCAGTAATAGGTTTGATTGCAACTAAATTATTATGATTGATTTCTTTATTTTTTTTACTACTAGTCATTCTTAAATCCTTGCAAAATTAAAAGTGAGAGGGAGCAATTGCTCCCTCTCTGGTGCATAGGCGGATTGACTTCCAAG